ACCCATAACTGAACCCGGCAGCGCACCCATAGCCATATAGGCCGAGGCATCACTGAGGTTCATCGGCCCCTGGCTGCGGCCTACGTAGTTCGCTGCACCTTCTACAGCCCCGGCTCCTGCACCAGCCGCCACCTTTGCGAGGCGACTAGCAGTTGGAACAGCCTTGACAGCCGCATTAGCGAGGGACGCCTGACCCAGACCGGGAACGAGGACAGAGCCAAGTTCACCAGCAGTGGTCGCAGGCCCCTGAGCGTCATACATATCCTTGACACGCAGTTGCGCGTCTTCGAACGAGCCTCCATTGACGGCTTGACTGAGGGCAGGCTGCAGGTACTTCTTGTAGCCGCCGAACGTGAGACCGTTGGCAACACCCAAGAGACCACCCTTGGCAGCCCCTAGGGGGTCCGTCTTGGCTTGGTCTATAGTCTTGCTTGCAGTGTCAGCAATAGCGTTCCCAATGCCCTTAGCGGTATCAATAGGGTGCATCGCAGCGTTCCCAATAGCTTCCCAGGTACCCGCAGGTTTCGCGGAAACCGGGGGACCCACGAGGGAATCCTTAGGAGCATCAGGATTCTTGGTGGCAGCAGGTGGTGCCGACGCGGAATCCGTAGGAGCAGCGGGATTCTGGCCTTCAATTGGAGCAGCGTCCCACCAATTGCCGCCACCTTGGACCCTTCCGGCCACCTGATCACCGTACTGCAGCGTATTAGGGGCACCTGGGTTCCGTGGGTCACTTACTGCGATACCCTTCTTGGCCTTTTCTATAGCTCCCGGACCCCCGTAATACCCCACAGCGGTCAGCTTAGGGTCCCCCCCGGCGAGATCATTCAGTTTCTTGAGGTATCTGACACCTGCCCGAGCGTTATGCTCCGGGTTATTGATGTCCCAACCCTTGTCAGCCACTTCGTTGAACGTATCAGGGAGGATTTGCATCCCACCCACGGCGCCAGCATTGGAAGTCTTGGTATTCTTTCCACCACTCGACTCCTGATGATAGACACTGCGGGCGAGATCCGCGACTGCGGGGGAAGCACCTTCAGCATCTGACGCAATATCAATCGTGCTTGCTTTGGGAGCAGCTTCCCACCATTCAGCCATTACGGTTTCCTTCTAGTTGAACCGTCAGGCGCCCTAAAGAGGGAACCCGAGGGAAGCGCGGCGTAATCCGCTTGAGAGTTGATTGCAGGAGCGGTGCTCGCCGTGGCAGGAGCAGGCGCGGTAGGTTGCGTAGCACCCCCCTGGGCATTCACGACTTGATCGGAGTACTTTTGAGCAACCCGGTGCAAGGCTTCCTTGTTGCGGGCATACCAGTCTTTAACCACCGCAGGATCAGCGCCCTTGGCAGGGACATTCTGAGAGAGCAATGCCACGTCCTTGTCCGACGCCGAACCCGGGAGTTGCTTGATGTGCTCAAGAATCCCTTGGACGTTAAGTTCACCGATCTGCTGGTTGTCGATAGCGACTTGGGGATCAATAGCGCCCGCGATAGCTCCACCAATAGAACCGGTAGCAGCAGCGGCACGATGGGCGTTACCGTAGCGCTCAATTGCAGGGCCAGCCGCGTCGAACTTCGTGATAGCCTCGTTGATACTATCGAGACCAGCCTTGGCCTTATCCGCCTTAGCACGGTTCTCCGTATCAACCTTGCCCTGCTGTTGGAAACCAGCGGAAGCCTGGAGCTTCATGATGGCAGCCGTGGTTGCGTCGAGTTTCTGTTGGTTGAGGAACTGTGCAACGTCCGCGTTCTTGACGACCTTCTGGGTCCCGTTGGCGAACTGCAGGAGCGAGAAGGCCCCATCGGCCAGCGGGGTTACCTTGGGCTGATTGAGTTCCCGGTCCTTATCAGTCTTGGCGTCGTAGGCGTTATTGAAGCCCGTGACACCATCCGCAAGGCCTTCCTTCAGGTTCTTCGCACCGAGGAGAGCAGCGCCACCGTTGATCAGACCGTCATAGATCGAGTTCTTATCGCCTCGAGCCTGGAACCTGTCCATCATGCTAGGACCTTGGGGAGCCTGGGGAGCCATAGCGGCACCCATAGGCCCCTGGGGAGCCTGGGGAGCCATGGCCTGATCCATTGGACCCTGCGACTGTGCCTGTTGTTGCGCCCTGAGGGCCTCGAGGACGTAAGGGGGAACCTGCTCACCTTCAGCGGGGTCCCCTGCGTTGACAGGAGCTACGTCGGGGTTCGTGCCGCCCATGGCTTGCGCAATGAGCGAGTAGTAATCTTGGGGGTTATACGCCATGAGTTTCCTTAGCCGTAAGCATCGACGCTATCGAATGCACCAGCGCCTGTTACGTTGTTATAACCACCCTCAAGCCCCGGCATCGCCGCAGTGGTGTTATTGAAACCACCAAGCTTCCCGTAAAGACCCGCACCAGTCGCTGCACCACCGAGGGCACCTTGGAGAGCCGCTCCGCTATTGGCAACCGTGCCTGTAACACCCGCACCGCCATAGGCACCACCAATGATCCCCATGTACTTCGCAAGGAGATCAAGGTTCGTGTTCTGGCCTTCGGTGTACGCTGCCTTGTTGGCATCAAGGTTCGCTTGAGCGTTGGTCTGGTAGACCTGTCCAGCAGCGTTGAGTTGGTCGAAGTTGTTACCGTTCGCCTGTTGGGCGCCTGTGAGGGAACCAACACCTTGACTATAGGCAGTGCCGAGTTGTTGATTGACGTTGCCAGCGAGGGCTTGCTGAGTGTTGTACTGCGATTGAGCCGTGCTGAGACCTGTGTTGAACAGGTTGCTACGGATACTCGAAGAGATGTCAGCGAGACGATCCGATGCACCACGTTCAGCGATACCTTGGGCCACTCCGGTACGCGTGGAGTTCGTGTTGCCACTACCAGCAGCCGCGAGGTTCAATGCGGGAAGCTGGTTTTCATTCAGGTTCCGCACAGTGTCCCGAGAGGCCGCGTCGATCATCGAGTCAGCATACGGGCTGTTGGCGTACTGATTAGCCGTATTCAGGAAATTCTGAGTCTGGTCCGTACCGGCCTGATTGATGATGTTCTGGGCGTTCTGGCCGAACTGCTGGCCGTAGCCAAGCATCGAGGTCCCGCTGTTGTACAGGCTGTTCGCTATGTTCTGGCCTTGGTTGCCAGCGAACGCTGCGGTACTATCTGCACCCTGGGTGGTGTACGGGTTGAGACCCGCTACACGTTGACCAGTGTAGGCACCGGTAGATGCCGCATCGAGCAGCGGGCCTGCCTTATCGTAGCCACTAATAATGTACGGCTGCGCTTGGGACCACGGCGAATTGGCCGCTTCTGCTGCTGCTACTTGACCATCGGAGGAGGTCTTTGCGGCCATGTTGGAGGCAACACCCCCGACCACTGCCCCACCCACTGCTGCTGCTACTCCCCACGGCATACGGACTCCTTCTTGATTAGTACTTCGTCCACTTCGGAAGAATCCGTAGCGTCAGTAGCGTGAATGCAGTACCACACCACGTCTTCGAGGGCGGTAATACTGTGATGGACCCCTGCCCTGATCTCGATACACGCAGGCGCGGTGTATTCAGCCACGCTGTCATCCGTGCGGACGATTACGTGGCCCTTGGAGAGAAGGCTGAGGTGGTTGTAGGTGTGTGCGTGCGAGATTGCCTCGTACCCTTTCGGGAGAGACATCTGCTTTGCGTAGAGACCATCAGAGAAGAAGTGCTTGGTTAGCAAATCGACTTCAAAGGTCCCCTCCAGTTCGTTGAACCGGTCGGTTACGGTGCTCATTAGAGAATCGGTCGTTAGGCTCGATACAGACGATCATTGCAATACGATCAGTCTGGGAGTCATTGATGACCCAGTGAGGCACATCGTTCCGAAACCAGTAGACTTCACCGTCTTTCGGAGCAATAGCCCCATCGGGGAAGTTGAAGGTCGCACCAGAGTTGTTGAGGATCGGCACGTAGTACTTGTCGTAGTACTCCGCATGCCACCCATGGTCAACGTGAGGGTCGATACGGCCACCTGGGGGAACCCTCGTGATGAGGACCCCACCGAGGCGCTTGGCCTGTACTCTTTCCATCAGTTCGGTAACGACTGGGAACACCTCGGGCATCTCGAAGGAAACCGGATACCACATAGGTTCGTGTTCATCACAGAACCCCGTCATATCACCAGCCTCGAGGTGAGGCCTGACATCCTTGTAGCGAACCCATATGTCTCGCATTTGGGTGTGCGGGGACCCATAGGCAGACCCTCGGAAGTCATAGAGACCAAAGAGGTCCGGGTTGTTACACAGCCGGTCCCTCAAAGGTGCGACATTGAAGTCATTGGCGATAAGACGGAAGTTCATACTCTCTCTGTTAAGGGTCAATCAAGGTACGTGTACGCCTATCTGCTCGAGGGCAGCCACGAGAGACTGGATGGTCCGCTCCAGTTTCTTCAGTTCCTCAGTGAGAAAGAGAACCTGCGACTGGGCATTAGTCGGAACACTCGCACGTACATATTTGGTGATGGGTGTGGTGTAGATCATCTGCGACTCAGGGCCTTGATGTCGAAGTCCATACCGGAGAACTGGAAGTTACTGATCGAAGCTGTGCTCACCTTGTAGGCGAGGTAGCGGCCTGCGACCATCATGTCCAGCTTGTACTCTTCGGCAGGGTTATACGTCTGACTCGAGCGGTACACTGCGGCCTGCTTCGGAAGGTCAGCAGACCCCACTTCGAACGTGAAGGAACCCGTGGAATCCTCAAAGGAACACTGAGGAACGATGGACTGGACCAATTTGTACCCTCGAAGGGTCGTGGGCAACCCTGCGTTATCCAGGTCGATACCTGTACGCTCCACATAGGCAGGCTTCAGGACCTCTTGGTTAGCCGGGAGATTAACCAACCCTGCGGTCGGTAAATCCACAGCGAAGACTCGCGTATCTGTGACCCCTGCGTTCTGATCGGCAACCGAGAGCATGATGGGCATCTTCGGAGTGATCCCGAGGAAGCTCGTGTAGCTCGTGTTATACAGTTCGTAGGTGTCCGTTACATCCGGGAAGGAGTTCTTCACCAGTGAGGCGTTCGCTTCAGCACCCCCAATGACATTCGGGAGATCCATGAAGGACCACGTGTCATTCTTGTAGTTGTAGATCGCGGCCTGATTACAGAAGTCGGCATTGACGAATGCGGCCTCATCCTGCAGTGTTGGGTAGCAGAAGTGGATCAGGTTGGCGACCGAGTCATGGACCACGAAGCACGAGGTCTGCCGGGTGCGATCCAAGGTGTTGTAGATTGTGCGGCGAACCCGGCTGTCACTGATGGAACTCTTGGAGAGACCATCGTGGACGTAGATGTCGTTCTCACCGAAGACGAAGTGCTTGCCCTCGACCTCTACGACACAGTTCGTGTTGATGATGCCGCCCTCGAAGGGAGCCTTGCGGAACCCAAAGACCGCCGAGTCCCCCCGGTACTCCACGTTCCACACTTGGGACTGGTTGTAGACCACGAAACCACTACCGAGGACCAGACCATCACGGATTGGGGATCGCATCTCAGAGATGACGTTCTCACCCGCTACATAGTTGGTGTTCGAAGGGTCCCAATTGATCGTTGAGACCGCAGCCCCGTACTGGATCGGGTTACACCACTTGAACATCGTGGGGTACTTCACCCCGTTCTTGTCGATATTCATCATGATGGCGTAGTCCAGGAACGGACGGACCACCGCTGCGGTATCTGTGGCTACCCAGTCCCCTCCGATCAGGGAGTACAGTGGGTCACTGTTGGGGATGTTACGGACCAGAGGCCGCATACCCTTGCGAGCCAAGAAGGAAATCCCTGCGACCTGACAGTGAGACCAAGGGTTGTCGTTCGTTACTGTGCCCGAAGTGGGCGTAAGGAACGTGAGGGTATTGTTTGGATACGCACGAACGGTACCATCTCGTTCACAGACGAATACTGCCTCTCCGATCTGGGCGTCAGCATAAGAGCCAACGAAACGAGCAAGCGTAGAACTACCACCTTCAGCAGAGTCATAGGGGTTCGTATTGGAGTCATAGTCCCCCGTGGACCCATCGTAGGTCAGGGCAGAGCGGATCGGGTTGAACAGTTGCTTGAACACAGGAGCACGGGTAATCCGGTCCTCGTCAAAGATGACGTTGTTCGCAGCAGAGAAAGCGTTAGGCGGGAGGTCGTAAGGATTCGCATCAGTGATGACCCCCACGCTCCCAAGCTTCCGAAGCGGGAGAGTCGGCATTGATTAAACCTTCATGATGTAGGCCAAGGCCATGTACGGAGGCAGCGATGTATGCTGGTGGTCACCCACGAGGTTCGCAGTGTGCGTATGGGACTGAGGGGCCACCGAGGTAACCACGGTAGTTCCTGTGCCCGCCTGGACCGCTGCGGTTCCCACAGTGAGGGCCTCGGTGGTCCCATTGATCGTGTGGGTATGCGAGCCAGCCATGCCGGTACTTGCGGAACCCCCAACGGTCTTTTCGGTATAGGTAGCCCCTGCACCGACCACGAACCTGTTACGGAGATCCGGGGTCCCATTGGTCCCATCACACAACTGGTACCCGAGAGGGATCGCGGTGATAAGGCCCGACCACATCAGGATCACACCCACAGGAACCGGGTTGTTCAACTGAGAAGGCGTAGAGAGGACCGGGGCATCCAGGTTCGGGAAGGTGTTCTTCAGGGCTGCCTTGATTACCCGAAGGTGGTCATCCGATTGGGACACGGAATCCGTAGACAAAGGATTCGCGGGGTTCAGTTGGTTGATATAGTTTGCTGATTCGAGGGGCATCTGTATTTACACCTTCATGATGTAGTAGAGGGCGAAGTACGGATTCCGGATGTCGATAGCAGCACCGCCCCCCTTAACCCCTGTCCATACGTTGTGGAAGTGGGCGCCATTGACAGAGGAGTTCACATCAAACGTGTGGAAGTGGGAACCCCCTCCCAAAGTGGGAGACTGGAAGCGTCCCGAGGAGTACCCGGTGCTTACGCTTACGTTGGCACCGCCATTGTCTGAACCGGCCTGAACGGACCCGAGGTTCTGAAGACCGTGGGTGTGGTCACCGATGGTGGCTGTATTGCCACTCACGTTATGCTGGTGATTCCCTTGGACGTCCATAGCCGCATCGTGAGCGTGCTGCGGCATTTGGGCTTCACTGAGCGTGATGTTCCAATTACCCCCAGCCTGTGCGAGACCGTAACTCGACCCGGCACCAACAATGAAGCGATCGAGAAGGTTAGGCGTGGTGATATTGCCCGTACCGTCCGACTTAGCCACGGTCTGCCCATTACACACCGCCCACCCTGCAGGGATAGAAGCTCCCGACCACATAATGATGCCGCCAATGGGCATCATCGTATTAAGTTGGTCTTGGTTCCAATTCACTGCACCCGAGAGATTCGGGAAGGTATTCTTCAGGGTCGTCTTAATGAGACGAATATGATCATCTGCAAATGCAATGGCATCAGAGCCAAGAGGATTCGCTGGTACTAGACCATTAATATAAGTAGCTGATTCGAGAGCCATGGGTATCTTGGAGTTACTGAGGGATACCCTGGGGGTACCTTGGGTTTCCTATTAGGAAAACCGTTATGAATAACCTATATAAACTCTATAGGGACTATAGAAACCTTAGGGAAACCCTTAGGAAAACCTTAGGAATCCCCCCTCCCCCTTATAGCCTCTTTATTGGTCTCAATAATGGTCGATTAATGGTGAAACCATAGAAACCATAGGGGGTACTTTAGGGGAAAAGTTGTGCAACTTCACCGGAGCCTTAGGGGACTTGGAGATTCCTAAGGAAATAGGGACGGGTTACTTTGGGGGACTAGGGGGTGTCCTAGGGGGTACCTTTGAAACCTTGGGAGCGTTGCTCTCACGCAACAGGTCGAACAACAACAACAAGGCAAAACCTTTAGCGGCATTTGTGAAAGCGATCCCGGAAGGCCCTAGGGGGTACATTCAGCCCCACGCA